CCGTAGCGTAAAAAAGAGGAGAAGATTGGGCGCCAGCTACATTCCCCCAACGCAGCTGGCACCCTAAATGGCAGATAGGGCCCAAGGAAGATTCTGCCACTATCAAGCAGAAGGCCATGGAGTATGAAAGGAATAAAGGCTTCTGCTGTATGGAGGCCAGTTTACTACAAAATCGTCGAGGCTGAGCGTAAAAATCTAAAAATAATATAAAAAATGCACCAGCCAAACCGAGGTGGTAAAGACTGGTGCATTTTGGCAAATGGCAGGAGGATGAGCTCCGATCCATCTACCAAAACAAAAGCGGCAATGCGAGATCGGAGATTAGGCGGCCTACTACCACTTCCATTTGAGACAGTATAGACCACAAAGGTCGTGATTGATCTTGAAAAAGGGCAAAAAATGCCAGCTACGAAGGGATTAATTGTAGCTGGCACTCGCAATAAGATTTCATTACTTGAATGAGAATAGCCGAAAAATCTTATTTCGAATCTTAAAAGTTAGATAATAATGGTTTCTGGGCTCCCGAGATCAAATCGACCGTACGCAAAGGAAAGACAATGCCGTTTGAGAAAGAGGGAATGCTGCCATTTACCGAAGTCCAGATCCTGGACTATGCACCGGTCGTAGCTGGCGTTCTGGGGCTCAAAACCGGCGAAGAGTGGATCTACATTGAAGCAACTGAAAATATTCAGAAGCGGCTATTGTCGATCTTTTATTGCGACAAAAGTGAATGGCTATGGGTTTTAAGCTACAACCCATCGCACTTTGCGTTTGAAAAAATACTAAAGCCTGATGCAAGAAAAAGTCGAGAAAAGTATTTGATCTACACGTTGAATCCCCCTTGCAATCATATTAAGCAGAGAACGCACGTTATGGATGCTGTGCAAACAAGGGAGATATTGTGAAGAAAAAGCTGATGAATGCACAGGAACTCGTCGACGCCATACGCGAAGAAATGGGTGGCATAGACGAAAAAGAGATCATACCTGAGATTCTGCGTCTGCAAAAGGAAGCGCTCGAACGCGACATTTTTAAGGTGGAACGCGATCGGTTAAATGGTTCCGTTCGTCGTATGGCGCAAGCGTTCCTCGTGGAACAAAAAGCGCAGTATCATTTACAGATTACGGCCGAACAGCGCGATTATCTGCAACAAGTAATTGACTGTGCGGATACGCAAATCGAGGATTTGAGGGTTGAAATCGATCGCTTGCGGAAAATGATGAAAAGCCGGCTTGACAAAGCGCAGAACCGGGAGCAAGTTAGCAAAAAGCGAGTCCGTCATGACAAAAACGTTGGATGAGAAATCGACGCTCAAAGAAGAAAGCGAGAACCGCGCCAGAGAATGGTCGAAATTTAGGCGCGACAACTTGTTTACCCAACAAAAACTTGCCGAGATTTTAGGCGTCGGCCGACGTACAATACAAATGATCGAAGGCGGCAAGGTACTTTACCCGCATCCGGAGACGATTCGAAAGTTTTTGGTGCTTAAGGCAAAATACAAACGCCGGAAAGCAGCTTAGTGCATCGAGCAGATGCAACGTGTTTGGTTGGGGCCGATTTGCACTGGGTGGGTTGTCGCAACAAAGCTAAAGTGCATCAAACAGATGCAACTATTTCAGGTGCACGAAATGTGCGTAAACAATCAGTCGCAAAAAAGCTACAGTGCATCGGACAGATGCAACTGCTTGAGTGAAGCCGGAGGCGATTTGCCTTGGGGCGGTAACAGCGGATTTTCAGTGCATCGGACAGATGCAACGTAATGATCGTTGGAGTGTGCTGGTTAGGACGTCGTAGCAGCGTGTTTTTAGTGCATCGAACAGATGCAACACATGCAAGTCCGTGGTTTGCGCCGCGTGTATGGATCGTAAGCAAGTTGCAGTGCATCGCACAGATGCAACCGTGCAAAAGCACAACTTGAATTGAGTTGATGTAATGGAGTGGTAGAACGCAAAGGGTACTGAATAAGTATCACATTCAAAACTCTCCAAGCAGTGCATCGAACAGATGCAACTTTTTTATAGCTGGGCAAGGCTTTTTGGGTTTTATAGCAACGGGAATTAAGTGCATCGAGCAGATGCAACCAGATATTCACGTAGGCACGATCAAGGCGAATAAGTGTAGCATCTGGCTTTGAGTGCATCGGACAGATGCAACCATTAATGGTGCGGATTTGTTCAAAACGACCAAAGTAGCAAAGTTTTTAAGTGCATCGAGCAGATGCAACAATTTCAAGGAACGTATAAATAGGTCGTTACGTAAATCCGTTTTTGTGCTAGTGATATAGTAAACGTGCAAAGTGCATCGAACAGATGCAACGCGCAATGTGTGTTAATGAAGGCGGTTCTAAATGGCGGAAGATGATTATGTTGAAGGTTTGAACGGGGAAGAGATCATTAACGACTTTCTCGATCAAGTAGAGGGAAAACTCCACAGCGATTGCAATCTGCGCGTGACGGATTCCTATCCTGGCGGCTACGATGGCTGGTTTGAATACCATCTGCAACTTCGCGGTATGGATACAGCAGAAATTCATTCCAAAGTTATTGTCGGCGCGCCGCCTATTAAACCTCTTGCCGGCATGGTTGAAAAAGTCGTGGAAGGTCGCATAAACGTTCCCCTTGAAACCCAGCTCAACGTCGTGCGCGAACGCAGCAATCAGGATGTTCCTACTCTTAGCCGCGACGAATCTGGCAATCCAGTGATCCAAAAACGCCGCTACCAAAGACGAAATGTCGAAGCGGCAGCATCGGAAGCCGTCGAACTATCCCAGTAAGACGGTGCTTACTAGGAGCATGCCGATGCTTTCTGAACAAGATGAACGATTTGTGCGTGCCGTTGAACAAATTGCAGCGGCGCTAGAGGGCATTCATGTCACGCAACGGAAAGAATTCGAACGGCAATTCCCGGACCCCCAAAAATTTAGGGAAGCCATTGTTACTCGTATCCCTACCGAAGAAGAACGAATCCGCGAAGCCCTCGGCTCCAGCACCAACTCGCTCAAAGAATGGCTCGGCGAACTCGGCGAAGAAGAAATCGTTGGCCGGCGCGAGCGCGAATTCCTTGAAAGAAGTGCCCAAACTTCTAAAACAGAGGAAACGAGCGACGGAAGCTCTGCAACGGCTGAAAGTTCGAGCTGAAGACGTCGCCAATGTTCCGCAAATTACTCCAATGCTGCAACATGCTGAGGGTGGCTTACCCGCCGTCTTAACCGCTATGCGCTTCGCTCCTCATGACGACGTAATTACTGCTTTCCTCGCAAAATATGATTCGATACCCGTTGGTGATCGCGAACGATTGCCTTGGGAAGCAATTGCTCTCGCCGCCAAAATCGAAATGAACCAACTGCTGGGATCAATTTTGTTTGCAGTCCAAGCGCTTTCCGTCAATATGGTTAAAGTGATTGCCTACACTTCCCATCCATTGATTACTCAGGCTCGCGTCAAATACGCTCAACTGCCCTCTGGCGATCGTGATCGTACGGCTATCGATACCGCACTTGGCTTTCTTCCCTCCCCCAAAGGCCCAACCTTTATTGGCAAAGCCGTTTTTGGGCCACAGCCAACCACAAGCAATAATAGTGAGTCAGAAGCACCAGCAACTTTTGGCGAAGATGACGACCTTGATGATCTATTCCCATCTTGTTCGACTATGCAGGAAAAGCTACTACCGATTCGACAGCGGCAACTTACTTCGTCATGAAAATCGTGTTTTTAGATTTCGATGGACCAATTATTCCCAAGCAGTCGCATGAAACAAGGCGACCGCTTGAAAGTAAAGCATGGCCATCGTGTATTGCCGCATTAAATCGTATTACAAAAACCACAGGGGCTCAAATAGTTGTAAGTAGTGCCTGGCGTGGTTCTGGACTTAAAGAAATGCAGAATTTACTCGAATCCTGGGGTGTAACTGGCGATGTCACAGGAGTAACCCCAATTCTTTGTGGTGAAACTCGTGGCAAAGAAATAGCCAAGTATCTTAAAAAATTTCCAAAAGTCGAATCCTTTGTTATTCTTGACGATGACGATGATATGGACCATTTAAAGCCCTTTTTAGTCCAAACACCATTTTCAACCGGGCTCACAGAAAAACATGCTGATCGGGCGATTAAAGTCTTAAATGGATAGCTTTTGAAAATGGAGTTACAGATGATTCAGTTTGATATACGCACCTTTTGGGATGGATTCGCTTGCGGATGTCTAGCCACACTACTGTTAATTACGGCTTTAGTCCGTCTTGTATTTCGCTTAGACAAAGAAAACGCAAAATCTAGCAGCGATGAAAACTAAATTAGATCGCCAAGTGATCTAAAGCTTAAGTTATGCTTGACATTAAACAAAATTTGGCATAAATCTAAAACAATCGTTGAGCGACATGCCCCTCGCCTTCTGGCGGGAACAAGCAATGGCTCGGGACCGGAAACGGCCTTGAGCCGTTTCTGTTTTTGCACCTTATTCCCAAGGAGAACGCAATGGCATCTCGCAAACGTATTAGTTCAGCAAAATGTGCGGAAGTTCGTAAGGGCACTAATCGCCTTAAAAAGCTGGGTAAACGCGCCAGCAAAACTATTGCCGTAAAAGGATAGCAATCATCGCCCTGGAGTTCCGCATGAAATCTCAAAAGCGTGTTGGCCGTGTAGTTCTCGTACAACTGAAAAAGATGCGACCGCCTGTTCACGGTGTTGGTAAACGGATGGGCAAAGTATCGAGCAAAGGTGTGCGAGGAAAAACATAGCTTTTCGCTTCGGAATTCCGGAGCTGCATGTACTCTGAACGCGTTATTGTTGCCAACTTAAACGAGTTCGCATCTCGTGAAGGTTGGATGCCGACCTATCATACCCTTGAACAAGTAGACGAATTTAAGCATTATATCGACTCTATTGTAAAAATCGAGAGCAATTCTCGATCATCTTACGTAACTCTTACCCGTACCATCTCCGAGAAGCGTCGTAAGGAAGTTTGGCATTGGGTTGAAAATGAGCAGGCATTGTGCGGCCTTGACTCTAACTATTTTGAAAGCCGCTATGCCTATGTGTGTAATGAGAAAGGCCAGATCTATAAATTCAAGAACCGGCTTTCCCAACAGATATTTGATTCGGTAATTGCGGACTTTGACGAACGACAAGTATCAATTGAGTTACTCGTGATCAAAGCGCGACAAGTGGGAATGTGCCTATCAGGAGATACACGAGTACTTACAGCACAATTGGAATGGAAACGGATCGATGACTTATCTATAGGTGAAGAAATAGTTGCTGTAGATGAAGGTTTAACGCTTGAACAAAGACGAGCTTTTTATACAAAAATGGCATTTGAAAGAAGCCAAGGAGTAAAACATACACGGAAAAAATACAGATATAATCAAGAACGTAAAATGCGTACCGCAACGATTGTATCTAAATGGGATACATTCCAACATGCGATTCGATTAACGTTCGAGGACGGTCGCGTATTAACAGCAACACCAGAGCATCGCTTTTTAATTAAACAGCATGGTGGTAGTGAGCTGCACTGGCAACTGACTAAATATATTGGCTTAAACGATGAAGTCAGGTACATAACTTCGCCATGGGATAAAACCAATATAGATGATGCGTGGGTTGCCGGAGCTTTGGATGGTGAGGGATCTCTTAACACAAGCAAAAATGGAATTGAAGTAAAGTTTTCGCAAGTATTAAATGGCGTATATAACCGGTTTAAGCAGTATGTAATTGACCGTAAATACAATTTTCAGGAAGGGCTTGATTGTAGACAACCCGATCCTAATCGGTTAAGCAAGTTGGGGAAAAAAGATGTAGGCCGGATTTCCGTTGCACGTATGGATGAAGTATTCCGGTTGATTGGCCAAACTCGGCCTGTGCGTTTTATTGGAAAAAGATGGTGGGAAGGCAAAGGACTACCTGGAAAAAAATCTGGAATCGGGTGGTGCAAAGTCGTTAAAGTGGAACTTCTCCCGCCTCAGCGGATGATTGACATCCAGACGTCGACGCATACCTTTATTGCCGAAGGATTTGTATCGCATAATTCTACAAAAACAGCCCTAAAGTTTATCCATAAAATGCTATTCATTCCGCATACGCAGGCCGTCATGGCTTCTGTGCAGTCGGATAAATCCGAGTTAATTGGCCGCATTCTAAATACTGTCTACAATCAATGCCCCTGGTGGCTTGTTCCTAGAGCCACATCTAAAAACTCCTACGAGAACGGATCGATCTTATCGATCCAGTCTGGTATGCAAGCGACCGGTATCGCCCAAGGATGGACACCAACGGCCATCCACGTCTGTTTAGCGCCTAACACTTTAATTCATATTCAGAATGGCGACGTAAAGCCAATTGCCGAGGTTCTACCTGGCGATCTTGTTGTGACATCGAAAAATCGGCTAGCAAAGGTAAAAGCTGTTGTCAGAAGCCCACGAGTAAATGAAGTGGCTTGCGAAATCGCGCTTTGGGGAAATTATTCGTCGCTTATTGTTACGCGAGATCATCCGCTATTGACACCAGAAGGGTTTAAGCCAGCGGAAGAATTAGGCAAAGGCGATTTTGTTCGGATGCCTGTTCGGCCAATTACTCAAAAAAGAAAAGAAGTTCAAATTGAGTGGACGCCAAAGGGTAGAAGGGCGCAAAAGAGAGAGATTGAGTCTCAAAAGTTTAATTTGGATTACGGGTTCGGTTGGTTTTGCGGATTTTACTTGGCGGAAGGAAGTATTCATTACAACGCGCGGCTCGCGGATAAGCCAGCTGATGCTGTCTATTTTTCCATTCATCGTAAAGAAAAAGATTATGTGCTTCTCGGCCTTCGCCGAGTTGTTGGCATGTTTCAGCATTTGCATTATCACGAAAGCAAAAACAGTTTGACAGCAACTTATGTTCTTTACGACTCAGGAATGACTCGCTGGTTAATGGAAAACTTTGGCAAGTTGGCTGAAGGAAAGAAAATCCCGGATTGGGTTTTTGAATCAGGAAAAGATTATATCGATGGTTTGTTGTGCGGCTATTACGAAGGCGATGGGCATATCTGCAATGATGCTACAACAATTACTTGCCACTCCATTTCCATGTCGCTCTTAATACAGATTAGAGATCTTCTTGCGTCGCGCAAATATGGATGGGCATCGCTGTATTTTAAGCCGGCAGGGACTTATTACGGTAGAAACTGCCATGATCAATGGTCACTTAATTTAAACAGCTTGTACGCAAACAGATTTAGAACGGCAATGGGATGGAATACATTCGAGCGTACAGACTATAAATTGGATGCTTCGGACGTTCGCTGCAAGCATGCGCCCAAGCACTGGCACTATTCCGCCGATGAAAAGTTTATCGACATCCAAATTTTTAACAACAAAGCTGCGTTTTCCGATTCCTTCTTCGATTTGGAAGTGGATACTCCTGAGCACAGCTTTTGCACAGTCCATTGCTGCGTAAAAAACTCAGAGTTGGCCGATATACCTAAACCGAAGAAAGTGATCGAGGAAGGTCTACTTAGGGCCACCCACTCATCGCGCAACTTGTTTTTGGTTTTTGAAGGAACCGGTGGTGGTAATACCGGCTGGCTAGCCGATACTTGGCGCGCATCCAAAGAAGATTGGCCAAAGGGGCGCTCCCGCTTGTGCCCAATCTTCATTCCTTGGGTTATGGTGCCAGATCTATATCCCGAAGATGATTGGCTTCGAAAATTTCCTATTCCAGGCGGCTGGCAACCAACCGATGCAACGCGTAAACATATAACGCGTTGCGAACTCTATGTTCGTAACACCTCATATTTAACTAAAGTTGTTGGCAAGGATTGGCGGATGCCAATTGAGCAAAAATGGTTTTGGGAATTTAATTATCTCCAAGCATGTAAGAACCATACCCAAAAAATATGGCTAGCACAAATGGCTGCCGATGATTTTGAAGCCCTAACTGGTGTTTACGACAGCGTTTTTGATTCTGACGTAATTGATCAAATCGAAAAGTATGTTTATGAAATCCAGCCCAATGGAAGAGCGGAAAGAAAAAATCCTGTTCAAGCATACGCGATTACTGGCGATTCAATTGTCAAAGAATTCTATCCAGATGAATCGATCATTGACTACGAAAAGCAACATATTCGCGTTAGTTGGACTTCGGACCGCGGGCAAAGATTTTTCTGGACGCTGGTGCCCTTAAAAACGGTAGACGAAGAAGACGAAAACGATACCCTGGACAAACTGCTGGTTTATGAAGAACCAAAACCGGGCTGCGACTATAGCTGCGGAATTGATACAGCCGACGGCTTGGGAAAAGAAGACGAAGACCGTACTTGCGTTTCAATGACGCGCAATAGATTTGGCGATGAGTGCGACGTTCAGGTTTGTGAGCTAACTTCAAATCGAATTAATTCGGCGCAAATCGTAGGTTTTGCGGCATGTTTAGCTGCATGGTATGGCGAACGAACTAAAAATCCGCTGGGCGTCAAATTTTGCGTAGAGCAGATTAGCCGACCTGGCGATACTTGCCAGCACCAGCTCAAGCTGATGGGATTTCATTACCATCACAAACCACGGCGATACGACAGCAAAAAAATTAAAGACGATTCCGGAAAGAAAGAGGGATGGTTTTCAAATGTATGGAGCGTGCCAATTTTGATGACGCGCTTTACGGAAGCTGTAAATGGCGGTTGGTATCGACCCTCGTCTAGGTGGTTGATTGAAGAACTTAAAACCCTAGAGCGTCATGAGGCTGCCGGCAGGGCTTCAAAAATGGTTCATCGCAGTGGCTACCATGATGATCGTGTGCGCGCGGCCGCGCAATCGTACTTTACGGTTCACGACATGGATGTACTTGCGGATCGTGCGCAACGTCGTTATTCGCCGCCAACGAGTCTAAATCCGCCGCTTTGCCGCGCAACGTGCTCGCTTAATGCCGTTGCTGTAGGAGGATGGGATTGAAATGAAAAAAGAGTTAATCCATTTGGGAAAATGGCTAAACGTTCAGCGTGATGAAGATAAAATGTTTGTTCACTTATTTTGGAAAGAACTTGTTTTTAATTTGGGAACGATAGTTAAAGAAAAAAATGGCGATATAACTGTGCAAAAGCGTGTTTGGGGACTTCAAGGTCATTCTTGGTTACAAATAGTTCGACTTGATCGTCATTGTTTTGCCGAATTGGGTTGGTGGAAAAAGCAACAAAAGTTTTTTTGTGAACAGGAAAAAGCTATTCAAAAGGGAAAAAGGCTTCATCCAACTATGATGACGCCTATGCAGCGTCATGACCAAACCGCAAAAGTTGTTCGCAAGATGCGGTGGAGCAAGACGTTTGTTGAAGCAATGACCACGCCATTAACTTTACAAGCTTTGGAAAGCGGAGGAATTGTAAACAGCTTACTTCCAGTAAATGATGATGGAATCGATTCGCAATTTGTTTTAGATCCTGAAGAATTTAAGCGATTGTCTCGATTGACGCAAAAAGATTTGCGAAATAAATTTAGGAAAATGCGAGCTAAATGGCTTCAATCAAAAAACCAATTTAAGTTGGATAAACCGGAGGCGTAAAGTGCTTGGCAAAAAAATTGTATTTTGGTTTAATCCGATGACTTGCGAATGGCGAATGGGGCTACCCGAGGTTTATCCAGCACCAGATGGATTCGAAAAAGTAGTGTGTAATACGGCGCACGAAGCCGAACTATGTTCAGAAAGAATGCGCATATGGGAAGCAATGAACGGCGAGATAGAAGATCAAAAGCGCGAAATGGTTGAAGGCCCAATGCGGGATGCACTACGCAAGGAAATTTTATGGTTGGCATCAAATGCGCGCAATTCTATTAACCGGGAATTTTTGGAACGGCATTTAGCAAATTATGACAAAAAAGAAAATCGTACAAAGCAAAAACGTGTTAGTTATTTACACAGCGAAGCTTACGAACAGGGGCGATAACTAACTTGCTGTAGACAAAAGATCGAATTGTTTTACTATGCACAATAGCAGCTTACCGAGGAGGAAAGCAGTTATGAATGGAATTAGATACCACGGCATGGCAGGCCCCGGTATTTGAGTCGTCCCCCAGCGTTCGCGCTGGATGGATTGAAGAACAAATTCAAGAGGGCGAAGGGTTTTTGGAGGGCCAAACCTGCTTCAAGAATTTGGGCGTCAATCTGCGTGTGTTTGATGCGATTTTTCGCGATAAGTCGCGTTCGACCCTACTGACAAACGAACTAAAGTATGACATCCGTAAATTCTGCGAAACTTTGGCGGAAGTACGTGAAATTGCAGCCTATGGTTCTGACTTTCCTGCTTATAAAAAATTTGCAGAAATGCTTACCAAAGTTGCTAGAGCGGTCTATCTAGAGTCAGATTTTCCCTTTCAGATTCTAAAAGTCTTGCAATATGCCAGCGTGATGGGCATTGGCTATCTGTGGCCAAAAGTTCGCGCTGATGAATATGGATATGGCGAACGTAAGATTGTTTTTGAAGCGTTAGGGCTTTTGGATGTTGTTCCGGTACAAATTCCGCGAACCAATGATGTGCAAGACGCCTATGCGGTAACAATTTACGATTACATGCCAATCGCAGAAGCACATGGCAGATTTCCGCTTTACCAGGGACTTTTACAAACAGTTGGGCCGCGTAGCTACAAAACGCAAGTTCAGGCGAGACGCTTGGATTATGCTGAACGCTATCGCTATGGCGAACAAGGGCGTAGTTTTGGAAATCTCTATACGGAGATCCGCTATACGTTTATTCGCGATCTTCGTATTAATACTACGGGCTTTGAACTGCCGATGGGCGATCCGGGCACCAGCTGGTTTTACAAAGTTCCTTTTGTTGGCCAAATGATTTTTGGCGGCATGCATAACGGTATGCCTTTTATGCGTCCGGCAAGTGTTGAAGATTGCCGCGTCTATCCCAATCTGCGGCTCATCATCACTTCTGCTGGCTTGGATCGGCCAATGTACGATGGCCCGGCATTTGATTGGGACGGCAAGATGCCGGTCATCCAATACGTCGTAGATGATTGGGCGTGGGAACCGCTGGGAAGATCTTTGGTCGGCGATGTTGGCTCAATCGAAATTACAACTCGGAAAATTGAACGAAAAATCGATCAAGTGATTACGGCTACGCTAAATCCCCCGATCGGCTACGATCACACCGCAACCGGCGGCCCAAAAATCGAGCACTTCGACATTTTTGAAGAAGACGTTCGATATGGCGTTGATGGCGAACCCAAAAAAATCATGCAGTCGATTTTGCCTGAAGAAGTTCGCGTTAATAGTGAGCATTTTAAATTTTTGGAATACTTGAAAAACTGCAAGCAATCGCAACTTGGATTGCAGGATTTGGGAAACTTGCAAAATATGAAAATGAATCTGGCCAATGATACGGCCGATAAGATGCTCGAATCGATTGGGCCCATTGCAAAGGGCATTGCGGCAAGAATTGAAAAAGCCAATAAAGCGATTGGTTATCGCATGAAATTTCTTATTTTGCAATGGTTTAACGTAAAACGGATTATGGAATACGTGGGACCGGATCAACTCGATAGGACGGTATTCGACTTTAATCCGGATGATCTGGTTCCTAGCCATATGCCGGATGAGCTTATTAACGGCGTATTCCCGGAAAATCCATCCCAGTATGATCGGCTAACGCGCGCTCGTTGGTTTGCTAAACAAATACGCTTGGTTTCCGTTCCTAGTACATTGCTGCGCATTACGCAGATGCAGGAACAGATGAAGTATTTGCAGCTAAAACGCGGGAATGCGCCTATTTCATGGGCAACGGTAATGAAGAAACTCGATGTGCCGAATTACGGCGATGTTCCCGGCAATACTGAACGCGAAAAATGGTTTAACGAAGAAATTGAAATGCAAAAACTCAAAATTTTAGCTGCCGCGGCTGCTCAGCAGTTAATGCAGCAACTAGGAATTCAAATTCCGCAAGAAGGCGGTGAAAAGGGTGGCGGTAAAGGTGGCGGTGGGGGAAAAGGCGGCGGCGGCCGTCCCCCGAGCGGAGCAAAAGCGCCAAAGTTAAAACAAAAAGGGTCTCAAGGCGGCAGTCCTAGAACCGTTGTAAGTGAATCTTAGGCGAATGACTTATTTTGCCGATAGCAAGGAGATTGAGCATGACTGTTGGAATCAAAGTTCAAAAAGATTACATCTTGACTGAGGTAAGTGTTAGTTTACCAACTAATGTCGCCGAGGTCGATGAATTGCTTAAAGCGATCGGAACGAATGGGAAAATGGCGATTCAGTATAACCAGGGCACTGTGCAAGGAGTTAATGTGGAGCAGCGAACCAAAATTCCGGAGCATTTAGTTGATCAAGTTCGAAACTTGTTAGGCATAGGTACAAAAATTTTGTAATTAGTGCTTGACAAACAACTAAATAAGTCATATATCTCAAAAAGATATTGAGATGCATGCCCCCCCTCCTTGGGGAATAAGCAATGGCTCAAGACCGAAACGGCCTTGAGCCGTTTCTATTTCAACCCAAGGAGAACATCATGGCAAAGAGACGTCGTGTTAAAGCTATGAAGGCGAGCCATCTGAAACGGGGCCGCAAGGGCCGTGGTCGCAAGGGCCGTGGCAAGAAAAGCGCCATCAAGGCTTAATTAAATGGCGACTACACCCACACCAATGCCAGATCAACAAGCCCAGGGCGCCGCTCCCCCCCAGGGAGGCGGCGCGCCTCCGCAAACTCCTTCCCAGCCTGATGCCTCGCAGCAACCGCAGCAAGCGCCTTCGCAAGCTCCTGGTACCGATCTACAAAGATTACTAGCTCAGTGGTACCAGGTTGTTAAGCAAATGGCTGCATCTGATCCTCGTCTTGCCGCAGGCGCCGAAAAAGTTTCTCAAGGCATTCAAGATATGCAGACGGCACTTATTACGCCGCCGCAGCCTACGCCTATGGGTCAACAACCGCAATATTGAAAATTTCGGGAGAAAACACTGTTATGGCCACTGTTCAAGAAATACTGAAACAATCCGGTTTTACCGATGAGCAAATCGCCGCAATCGACGCTAAGGCTGTTGAAGCTTTTAGCGGCGTATTGACGACCGCGGAACAGGAACGCCAAGCTGCACAGCAAGCTGCGGCAAAAGCTGAGCAGGAAAGAAAAGCCGCCGCTGAGGCAGTGACTAAGGCTGAACAAGAACGCAAGACGGCCGCTGAGGCAAAAGAAGCGGCCGAAGTCGCAGAGCGCAGCTATCGTCAGTTCTACGACGAAAGTATCGCGCCTGCACTTAATACATGGGGTACGGAAAAAGCTAATTTAGATGCGCAAATCGCGTTTTATAAAACTCAAAATGAGTCGGCGCGAAGCGGAGGATTTATTCCGCAGGATGCGCCAGGGTATCAGCCGCAAAACTTACCAGCACCAGCCGCTTTACCCAACCAAGTACGCGATGCGAAAGGCCGCTATGTGGCTGGCACGGGCGATGGGACGCCTGGCTCTCCGGTCTTTTCAATGGAGGCCATTGACGAACGCTTGGGTGCCGGCATCAGCAATGTCGGTTGGGCAATGCAGGAATATGCGCGGCTGAGCGGTGGTCAGTTTTTGCCCGACAGTTTTGATGTCTTAGCGAAAGAAGCATCAAACGCTCGTTTGCCATTCCGCGATTATGTGGCGCGCAAATATGATTTCGCTACTAAGCAAACAGCGTTGCAGCAAAAAGCGCAACAGGCACACGATGCCGAAGTTGCTGCCGCTGCGCAAAAGCCTTTGCAAGAGCAGTTAGCCGCCAAAGATAAAGAAATCCAAGAAAAACTGGTGGCGAAAGATAAGGAATGGGCGGAAAAGATTGGCTCGAACCCGGATGTTCGCATTGCGCAACCATCGCGATTTGCCGATGTAGCGCGTGCCGTAAAGGCCAATGAACGCCCCGATCCGTTGAATTTGAATGAGCAGCAACGTCGGCAGTCTACTTCGCAGTCCATTCATCAAGAAATTACGGAGCAAGCAGTAGCGGCGTAATGAGGCGACGTTTTGAATTTGTAAGTTGAGACACATGCCCCCCTTCGGGGAACAAGCAATGGCTCAAGTCAGCAATGGCTTGAGCCATTTTTATTTTTAGGCATGAAAGCTTGATTGCAATGAATAACTGGACAAGGCCAAACAAACCCGAGCTTGAAGCCACAAAGATTCCTACCGCGACTGATATCGCATGGTCCGCAGGAATCTACGAGGGCGAAGGGACGTGCCGGTTGTGTGGGCATACCAAACGCGGATTTATGGTTACTGTTCCACAAAAAGATCCGGAACTTCTTTATTGGTTGCGTGATTGGTTTGGCGGAAGTATCCGTGGCCTAAATAAAAGCGGTTGCCATTCTTGGGAGATTTGTGGCGATCGCGCGCGTATTTTTATAGCTCTTATTTACGAATTTTTGACGGCACGGCGTAAGGGACAAGTCGATGCAACTAATAGCTTGGAGTTTTTAAAAGGAAAGTCTACAAGCGGACTTTCGATGGATTTTTTAAAAAATAGTCTCCTTTCGTTTTATGAAGAGGAACGGGAACGGCGTAGTAGCCCAACTGCTAAAGCGCGTAGGGAGCAAAAAGCGGAATATTACCGGCGCAAAGCATCTGATCCAGCTTGGCTTCAAGCAAAGAACGAAAAAGCTCGAATTGATTGGAAAAATCGAAAGGAGCAGCATACGGCAACAGTTCAAAAAGTTCTAGCTATTGCCTAGCTGGTCGTGATTATGCCACAAGATCCTCTGTATAACGAGATTGACGCTAGTAACCTCGAAAGCGTCCGCAAAAATGTAGTTTATAACAACTTGTTCGTGGATACCCCCTTTCAGGCTAAGTTGCGTCGTGCTGGTGTTTGGGACGAGTTCCTAGGCGGCGCGGGCATGATGGAAGGCATCCTGTACGGGCGTACGCAGGGTGCAGCGGTGAATCCTGGCCAGACCGTGACGGTTACGCGCCAGCAGATCAACACCGGCATCAAGTTCCTGCCGAAGGCGTATGCGACCTGGTATCCGCTGGATGACTGGGAAATGGATGATGGCTCCGGCACCGGAGGCGTTATCAATTCCGGCCCGTCGCGGATTGTGGATGAGTACCAGCTCTTCATGGAAGCCATGGTTATGACCATGAACACCATGCAAGAGATGGATTCGTTCCGCCACGGCCAGCCTTCTTCGACGACCGTTCAGGACAATCGTATTAAGACGATCAATGGCCTGGATGAAGCGCTGAATAACGGAATTGATCCCTCGGTGTACGGCAACATTTATACCACTTACGGTGGCCAGGCGCGCAATGGAAATATTGGTACAGCGCTAAATACCACGCCGCTGTATTTGGGTACATCGACTGGCGCAACTGGTCAAATTGATTTTGCGGCGCTGATGCAGCTTTGGTCGCAGTGCAAAGTGACCGGCGGCAATCCGACGTTGGGCATTACAAACGTGTTTGGATTTAAGGCTGTTGCGGTTGCGCTTGATGCGCAGCGTCGCGATATTTCGAATACCAAGCACGACATTAAGTGGGATGGTCTGAACTTTAACGGCGTTGACATTTATGCCGATCCGTTAGCTCCTTCCGTTCAGGCTCAAAACTATCTTGAACTGGCACCAGCCAATGGCGCGGCTGGAAACACAAATCTTGCTGACGGCGTTGGATCGAGCACGGCGACGGTTTCGTTTACCACGCCGCAGTTTACGAAGAATGGCGCTCCTGTATCTGTATCGCCGACCGGTTCTGGGTTGCCTTCGAATGCGACGATTCAGCCGTCTGAAGTGCTTTATTTCCTGGAGCCAGAAAGCTTCAAGATCCGCC